ACAGCACCATCGACAATCTTAGCAGTAGTAACAGTGTTATCACTTGGTGTACCTATATCACTAACAGAGATAGCCGCACTCATAACTTCAATGGCTGTGGTGTTTGGAGGCGCAGTAGAGAACGTAAGAACAGCGGGGTTTGCGGTGCTTACAGAATAATTTGATTTGCTTTGGTATACACCGTCAATATATACAAAGGTATTATTTTCTGCCGCTAGTCCACTAAGCGTAAACGTAGTATCAGAACCATCGCCTGTAAACTGGTTTAAAGAAATGTCAGTAGAACCACCACCACCAATAGAACCCCATTCAGTTGTATAGCCCTCAAACTCTCCAAGGGTACTGTTGTACCGAAACTGTCCTGTAGTGGGCGTAGGTCGCTGTGCTGTAGTACCTACTGGTAGCTTTAATGCTGTGTTACCTGTGATAGTTACAGAGTTAAAGCTAGGGTCTGTACCTATAGAGGCCGCACTAGCAGCGGCAGCAGTTGCGCTAGTAGCCGCATTAGTTGCTGATGTAGCCGCTTCAGATGCTTTGGTTGTTGCTGTAGATGCTGACGTAGACGCACTAGTAGCAGAAGTAGTAGCTTCAGATGCTTTAGTGGTTGCTGTCGTAGCGCTAGTAGATGCACTACTTGCACTGGTGCTTGCCTCACTAGCCTTGGTTGTGGCTGTAGAAGCACTCGTAGACGCACTGGTTGCGCTTGTAGCGGCTTCTGCGGCTTTAGTAGTAGCAGTGGTAGCAGATGTGCTTGCGTTGCTCTCAGCAGTCTCTGCGTTCGTCTCAGCGGTTTCTGCATTAGTCTCTGCTGTAGCGGCGGCAGTAGCACTGTTGGCGGCTGCTGTTGCTGAGTTAGCCGCTGCTGTTGCAGAAGCAGAAACACCTGAAGCAGAAGATGCTGCGGCTGTGGCGCTACTAGCTGATGCTGTTGCACTAGTGGCTGCGTTGGTTTCAGAGGTAGCTGCCGCTGATGCACTAGCGGCGGCATCGCTTGCTTTCGTAGTAGCTATGACAGCCTGTTCTGTGACTTCCAGAAGCGTAGCGTCCGTATTGGAATCGCCTGCCCCTCCAGCACCTCGATATATAGCCATTGTAGCTCCTACGAAAATAAACGAATAAAAGAATGGGGGACTCCTAAGAATCCCCCAGTTTAGCTTATACTACAGCTAGGGTGAAGCCTGCTTCTGGACGCATAACCTGAACGCCATACAGAGTATCAGCAGTGTAAAGAGTACCAAGGAACTCCTGCTTGTACTGAGTCTGTGAACGTACAGCTTGCTGCTCTGCAAGAACAGAAGTGTCCTTGTGGATCAACTGTGCGCCACGGATGGAAGCACCACCAGTAGTGTCGATGACAGGTACGTTGGTAGAGACAAAGATGTCAACACCGTACAAGTTACCAATCTTACCAGTCTCTACGCCTTTGCCATTAACAAAGTCAGTAGAGGTGTAACGATCAATACCCATGATAGCGTTACGCAGGGAAGGTGGTACAACAAAGCTACGACCATCCATAGGTACGTCTGCATCGTCCATCTTCTGAATCAATGCGCGGAACGCAGCGTCAGAGAACGCACCAATGTCAGCAGCACCGTCAGCGTCAAATGCTTCAAGAGCGCCAGAGGTAGTGTTGATCTGGAAAGAACCAGAGTTTACATAGCTAGAACCATCTCCGTTACCGAAAGACTTAGCCAGAGCAAACAGATCGTTGTCAACCTGCTTGGCCAGACCGTAGCCAGCATCACCAGTGTAGAACTGACGCAGTGAAGCGAGAGCCTGTACTTCGGTGATGTCTTCGATAAGACGAGAGAATTCAAAGTGCTTGTTGATGTTAATCAGAACTTCTGACTCAACAGAGTTCTGGATAGTTACGGCAGTCTCTGCAACTTTAGCGTTAGCTGAACCACGGGTAGGCTTAGGAACGTGAATGGTGTCACCTTTCTTACCAGTCATGCTCATTTTCTTAACGAGGTTAGCCATTACAAGATTGCTCTTGTATGCAGCAATTACTTCGTCACTCCAGATTTCTGGGATAAACTTAGCTGCGCTAGTGTTGTCTACTGCTCCGCCCATATTGGGATATACTGATGTAGCCATGATAATACTTCCTTAAAGAGATTTTAGTTTCGGACTCTCCCTTCTTGGTACGCTTGCATGATCTCGTCAGACAAAGACAAATACCTATCAGGGTCGGTCTGCATTAGTTTAATAATGTCTGAGCGTCTATAAACTTTGCGAGTTGCTGTCTCACCACTTCCTTTTGCACCACCCGTTGAGGCAGTCTTGACAGCTTCTTTCCTGCTTGCTTTCTCGTTAGCTACAGTCTGAGCCACTGTTCCTTGACGTTCCTTCCAGTTAGTAAAAAGCTCGTCAGCAGCTTCGTAGTCATACTGTGTATCCGCTTGTGCAAAGAGTTGAGTACGAATCTTTGATCCTTTAATCCAATCAACAAACTTACTATCTTGCAGAATCTCTTGCATGTCGGGGTGACGTTGTTGCAAATGAGACTGCGCTGTCTGCTGCTTGTACTGCTGGGTCTGAGCTTCAGCAGCTTTGATTGAAGGATGATTCTTAATCGCTCTTTCGACAGCCTTGTCGGGATCAGAGAAAAAGTCTATATCTTCTTCAGGTTCTTGGGTTGCTGGTGTTGTGTCGAGTTGTGTCTGAATGTAGTTATCAACAACTTGTCGTAGTTCCCCTACTTCACTGCTCTGTCGGCCTAGTAACTTCTCAGCCTCTTGGTGCATCCGTACAATCTCAGCCGTTGACTTTCCTTTGTACTTGTCAGGGATGTCATCTTCTTGAGGAGTCTCCTCTACTTGAGGTTCCTCAGTCACTTGACTTACTACTTCTTCTTGTTCGTTGATTTCTAAATCGTCTTCTTGACGCTCGTCTATAAGTGTTGCCATTATTAAACTCCGTGAGTATTCTCATTATGGAGGTGTATTATGCAGGGCTTCGGTTAGGAGTTGGCCTTGCGCTCTTGTTGTAGCTTTTGTTCTCTGTTCCGTTGCCATTGTCTAGTAGCACCCATAAAATCGCCAGACAACGGGTCTAACTTGGAACGAACTGCGCTTACAATTCTGTTAGCTATCTTGTCACAATCTAAACAAGGTATATGTGTACATTCGGAATCAACAAGTCTTTCGTTAATATGTCCGTCCTCACACTTAAACTCAACCATAATACGCATTATTCTTTTGCGTCTTCTAATTGCTGCTGTTCTGCTGTGTCAATCTGAGCTTCTAAGTTTAGTATGTTCGCTATGACTGAGAGTTGGCCTTTACGGAAATGTAGGTCTTCTAAGTCTTTAGTTACTTCTACTGAATTAATCAATACCGCGTTAGAGTTTAGGTCTTCTAACAACTGTTTCCAACCTTCTGTACGAAATAAATCTCTCATGTTGCGGTAATATACTTCTAGTTTAGGGTCAATCAAACTGTTTCTCCTATAAGGACAGTTAAGTTAATAGTAGTGTACCCTCTTAGTATAACATAAACGCATAAGAAAGTCAAGTGTTATTTCTTATTTTTACTTGACTTTTGTGCTGTTTTGTTGTATATGGCATCCCAGTTAGCTGCAAACTTCTTTGAGTCTGTCTTGCGCTGGGAGCTTCCTTTGCCACCGTGGGTCTGGCCCTTCATCGCTTCTTGCCTTTATGTAGACCATGACTAGCATGTTGCTTGCCTGTAGCGGTTGCTGCTCTCTTCTTTGCGTTAGCAGCCGCTAGTTTCTTCTTACCTGCTGCTGTGGACTTCAGCTTGTTGATTGTCTTAGAAGGCGCGTAGACCTCTCCAGTTTTACCGCTAGGCTTACCAGATGGTGTACGCCACTTCTGATTAGTCCACTTCTTTAGGCTTTTCTGTGATTTGGCTAGTGCCATTACTTGTAGCCTCCACCCGCTTCTTTGTATTGCTTGGCTAACATCTGAGCTTTCCTAGCAGACCATTGACCAGCGTTACCACCTTTAGTTCCTGCTTTGATCTTGTTAAACAAGTTTTTACGCATAGTGGGCTTAGTGTAGTTTCCTGCTTTATTTACCGTAGACATTTTTACCTACCTTTTAACTGGCTTCTGTTTAGGAGGTACTACCTTCTTCTTCTTAGGTGGTCTTCCTACTTTGTTACCGTATGTACCTTTACCGTATGGCATAATAATCTCCTATAATCCTATTAAGTTCCAACCATGATTGGCGATTGCATTGAGAATAATAAAGAGACATGTAGCCATATGAGTAAACCACCAAAGAGTCCTAATACCAGCGACAATATTAGCTTGCTTATCTGTCTCACCTACCTTCTCCCCTAGACTTTTAGCCCAGATTCTCCACCACTTATTTATCATTTTTTAGATTTAGCTCCCGAACACTTCCAGCGTTTGCGTGAAAGGTTGTTGGGAGTATTAGGGTTGTTCTGTTTTTCTTTAGACAGACGCTTCTTAATCCCAAGGCTACGAGCGCAATAACTATCTCCCTTAGATGTACCTGCTCTTACTCTAGGGCCACCGTCTTTAGCATTCCCTGCTTGTCCATAACTAACCTTCTTACCACTAGAAGTTACTTTAACTTTTGCTTTTCCTGCTCTTGGCTTTGCCATTCTCTGCTCCTGTATTATCAGCTAATTGTTTCTCAAGCTGTACAATCTTTTTAAATAGTTGCTCAAACTTTACATTTACTTGAGTTACTACATGTTCTAAATCTCTAGTTGTTACCATTACTGTAGTCCTTGTGGTTGTGGAGGAGTTGCCTGATTAGCAACATTGCCCTCTTTTACTGCTACTTCTCTTTCTTTTAACAACTGCTCTGAAATCTTTAGACGCTTCTCAAACTCTTTGTCATCTGCGTCACCAGACTTAAGGTTAGTAGTGGCTGCTTTAATGCGATCAATCTCAAGCTCCTGCGGTATAGCCTGTGCTTCCACTGCCAGCTTCTGCGCTCTAGCTTGTGACTCTTGCGCCTGTCCATTAAGTGCAGCAGTCTGTGACTGTTGGAACTGCAACTGAGCTTGCTGTGCTGCCTGTGCTGCCTGCTGTGCTTGTGGATCAGGCTGGTTAGCTTGCTCAAGCGTAGCAATCAACTCTTCACGATTAGACAGGTTCATGTTGTCAATGATAGATGTTACCAGCTTAGGATACATAGGCTGATCTGGTGACATGGTTTGTAGTAACTGTACAAGCTGTGTAACTTCGTACTCACGGGCAATAATACCTAGTGAGCTAGAGGTATGGAACTTGTAGTCAGCTACTGGGTATAGCTCAGGCTCAAACTGCATGTAACGGTAAGCAGCCTTCTGTACGAATGGAATCAGGAAGGAGTCTTGGAAGTTAATCAGGGTACGCTTGTGACGCTTGATGATAGCGCCTAGTGACATAGAGACACCAGCAGCAGTAGACTCGCCATTGATAGAACCAGCAATGCCTGCTGAGTCAATAGCACCTGTGGCAGTCTGCACCATGGTTTGTAGAGACTGTGCCTGTGCAAATGTAATCTGACTTACGTTACCAAAGTTAAAGGGCTGTAGAATCTCAGCAGGATTACCGTTGGTTAGAATAGTCTTCCCCGGCTGTATGCTTGGTTTAGCGCCTCTAGGCATACGAGAAGCATCCATAGCCATCATTGGGTGGATGGTCAGGGCAAGAGCATCAATCCTAGCGCGTAGTTCTGCGTCTAACGCCTTCTGACTGTTATACCCTTTCTCACATACTCCTCTGCCCCAGAAGCGGCTAGGAACGACATCCCAAGGGAATGAGACAACAGGACGATCCTGCATCATGTATGGGTTCTTTTCAGCCTTGAGCAGAGTACCGCCATTAGCGATAACAACCATAGCCTCAGTGTAGTAACTTTCTTCTTCTTCACTGTCAAACTCTACTACCTCTTCCTCTGCGTCAGCGTCTGCCATAGCTTCTTTGAGCAAGTGCGTAGGGACAAGGCCGTAGTATTTAGTCAGTCTAATCTTGTCCTCTGAAAAGCTAGTGAGGTCTTGGTCAGGCTCTAGGTTAAAATCGCTAGTAGCTTCTGCAAGCTGTACGTCACGATATACACCCTTCTCTTGTAGCTGCTCAACCAAGTGGCTAGACACATACTCGTCTACAGCACAGCCCAGTGCAGAGTCAATGTCTGTAGCTACTGGGTCAATCAGGAAGTTCTGTGGCATGACAGGACGCAGCTTAACACAAGTGCGATCCTTGATAGTAACACCTACTGCTTGTAGCTCACCGCCCATAACAGGCTGTGTAGCAGGAGCCATTTCTTTTTCTTCTTCTATCACAACTTCTGCAATGCCTGTACCAAACACTGCTGCGTTAATTAAGCACTCAGCTACGTTTTTACGGACTTTGTTCTTTGCAAAGTCTTCTTCCAAGTAACCACGCAAGGCTGCAATGTCGGCAGGGTTCTGATCTCTGACATCATCTTTAATGTCAAACCACTTACCACGACCAAAGGTAGCTTCCTCTAGTTCTGCAACTGAGGACTCCACAGCCTGCTGTAGCGCAGGAGATATAATCTTAGATCGCTCTGACTGACGGGTCTGGTCTTGTGCTGACCAGTGACCACGCCATAGGCGGTAGTATTCTTCAAATTTGTCGGAGTAGTTGGCTTCGTAGTGATCGCGCCAATCATCACACTTGTCCATTACCCAACCTTCAATGTCCTGCTCTAAGGTGAAGTTGTCTGCGCCTTCTAGTTCCATAGTTAATATCCTGCGTATTTATCTAAGAATTCGTAGTCCTCTTCTTCATAGTCATAAGCATAAGAGACTTTGGCTAACTGGTCTATGTACGCTAAGGAGTCTATCAAGTCATCATGGACTAAAGGATTAGGGAACTGAAACAACTCGTCTAGGAACTGAGTATTCCACTTTCCCTTGTTTAATGTAATGTTGCCGTGTTCAAAGCGTCCTTGTAACGCCCACACAATTCTATCTGTCTTCTTCTTGTTACCGTGGGTGAGTTCTTCTATGCGGAAGAATCGTTGATGGCTCTTCATCTGGTCATTGAGGTACGGGTAAACAGCGTTCTTTAACGCTCCTTTTTCAATTCCAACCGCAACTGGTTGATAGTCTCGTACCGCTTCAAAGATACGTCTGGCAGTCTCTTCAACGCCCCAGCGCCCATGTATGATATTAGCAACCCACCAACCAGAAGGCCCAGCCTTAACCACAGCAATCCCCGTTTGGTCAAGCCTTTTAGTTTTGGTAGTAACTTTTTGTACGTCTGCAAATCCAGCCAAATCCACGGCAATATAATACTCACCGTCAGAAGGCTCTTCCTCGCTAAACTTAACATCTTCTTCTTTAAAGAGTTCACTACCGTGGGCCTCAAAGCTTGCCATAAACTCCTGTCGGAAAGAGAAGGCTGACATACTCTTCTCAGCAGCTTCAATCTCTTTAGGGTCTAGCAACGGGTTGTCAAAGCTAGTGTAGTGATAACCTTTAAACGATTCATCTTCAGATACACTAGCGTATTGGTATAAGTCATAGAAGTGGTTGCGTCCCATTGGCGTACCAATGAACATCGCAGAACCCTTCTGATCCGCAAGAGCAGGGCGTAGGATTTGCTCCCACACCTCTGGCTTCATGTCAGCGTATTCGTCCATAACCAAGAACTTCAAGCTAACACCACGCATAGTTTCAGGTCTATCAGCACCCTTCAGCGTCAGCAGCGCACCGTTGACAAACTTAATCTGTAGGTTGTTGACATGGCTTGAGGCTATGACGCTATGGCCTAGCTCCAGCAACATCTGCCACATAATGTCCCTAGCCTGTCCCTGTGTAGGGGCAACGTAGAACACCTGACCTTTCTTAGCTGACAAGCAGTTCAGTATTAGCGACCACGCAGCTAACCTACTCTTACCTGTACGTCTACCAGCAGCTATCACTTTAAAGCGTGTAGGGTCGTTGTAGACCTCTTGCTGCCATGGTAACAGCTCAACCTTTAAATCAGTCAAGCTAGTACGTCCACATTACAGGAGATTCATTACCGTCAAGGTCGCGGATGTCAACATGCACAAAGCTACTAGCAACTCCAATTCCTGAAAAGCCCATCGAGATAGCCTCTTGAACAATCCTAAACCGTTGTACACCGCTGTTGACTTTGATATCTGCTGCAATACCTTGGGCATGAGTTCCTGCTTTCTCCTGTTTTTTCTTTGCTTCAATGGGGTGGTCTTCTGAACGATAACCACTGGTGATAACAAAGGGGAACCCACAACGTGCGCGTAACAAATCTAACTTCAATAACAATCTATCACTGATCTCGTTCTCTCCTGTGTATTGACAGGCGAACTCTTCTCTAGTGAAGTAATCTAGGTCTTCATTGATATTATACATCTGTGTATTCCCCTTCAATGGGTTCTTCATTACCAGAGATCACGGTAGTCTCGCCACCGACACCAGTAATGGAAATATTAATAGCACTTTTGCCGTTAGTTCCCTTGTCTTTCTCAAAGTAACTGACGGGTAGTAGTCTATCCATGCAGAGCTTCCAAGCCGCTGCCTGATTCTTATGTTCATCGTCCAAGGCTGCGTTAAGTATCGCGTCCAGCACCTTCCTACTCTTAGGGGATGCCAGCATTCTAGCCTTGTATTCGTTAATTACCGCTGCATCTCCCTTGGGTCGCCCTACTGCGTTACGTTTACCCTTGGTTTTTGACGCTACTGAACCTTTTTTTGGCCGCCCAACCCGCTTCGCGGACTGACCAACCTCTGAATCCTTACTACTCAAGGTCTACTCCTTTGGTTATCTTAAGTATACTTAAGTATTCTTTAGGATTATACTTTAATTATTATTTAAAGAATATCCTTAAAGGGTTCTTAAGTATACTTAAGGCGCTTGGTTGCCTTTGTCTCTATATTATACTAGATATTATAGCATACTTCTGTTCTAAAGTCAAGCACTATTTACTATATATCCTTAAGTTTCTTTAGACCGCCAGACTAGCCCAAAGTTCCCCACTCGTGTCATACTTTTTTATTCTAATGATGTCCCTTCTTATAACCTGCGGCTACTTAAGGGCCAGCTTGTGTTTCCTTATGTATATCAAAGGCTTACAAGTATTCACAAGACTTATACATGTATCCTAATTTCACCCTTTTTTGTATACCAGAGGGAACTACAAGGTATAATGCAACACGCGACCCCTCCCCGGGGCCTTTTATCCACAGGTAATCCACAAGTTATCTACAAGTTATCCACAGGCTGCAATGTTGGCACGGGTATTGCATAAGATTCCACAAGGGCAAGTGTGTGTGTCCATGTGGATACCTATAGACCAAACAAGTTGACACAAGTAGTGCATGGCATGACCACAGAAAATTGGTGTATAGAAGGTAGCAGTATCCATTTGCGACATGGGTTATATATTTACGACAAGTTATAACAAGTTACAAAAAAATGTTGTGTTCCTTGTTGATTGCTGTATTATTCGCTTATCACTTAAACAACTACTTAAAAAGGTAAATAGATATGAATACATTGACAATCAAGCAAGCTAAAGAGTTAGGACAAGAGATGGTATTAGGCACAGCAATTAAAGCCAAAGTGACTACAGTAGTCCAGATGCTATACATGGCGCACTGTGGTGGCGATATTAAAACAGAGAAGCCACTAATTGCACTTTGGGAGCAATGCGCTACAGACAAGCCCACACTGGCTGTCATACGCTCCATATTCAATAGAGTCACCAAAGCAGTACACAAAGAGCTGGACATGGACAAGCCAGCAATGTGCGTCAAGGATAGCCAGCTTGTCGAAGTACAAAAGCGCGGTGGCAAGGGCGGTGGTGCGGAAGGTGGAGAAGGTGGCGAAGGTGAACATACACTGAACGACAAGGGCGAAGCAGTGCCAGTGCTTACTGAAGATACGGCCAGATATAAAGCCGCATTTGAAACACTGATTCGCATGGCAAAAAAGGAAAAAGATGCGGCAAAAGCTGAAGCCCTTTCAGTAGCAATGAATCTGCTTGCAGCTAAAATCTAATAGCTATATACTAGATGCCGTGCATCCACTGGCGGCATTTGTGGATAAAGTTATAACAAGTTACAATTAATTAAAAGGTGAATAATTATGTATAGCAATCATGCAATCAAGTGCCAGCAATACGCACAAAGAAGCGCCAACAATATGGCGGATGTTACACTTATGGTAGTGTTATCAATACAACAAAATTGGCTGTCAGTAGGTGATCAACTGGCTGATGTAAGGCAAAATAAAGCAGATTCGCGCTTTTTATGGGGCAATAAGGGCAAAACATACGCCTATCTTGCGGCCAATAAACATAGAATGTATGCGGAAGCCATGACAGTAATTAATTCAAGTCTATGTGATGGTGATAAAGCAGAAGCGTTGATGGATATATTTTTACAAGTTGATGGTTTAGGTCTGCCAAAAGCTGGCTTTATGTGTCAATTAATGGCTGGCCTTGTGGGTTGTATGGATTCTCACAATATAAAAATGTATGGTATTGATCCTAAAAGCTTGTCAATAGCTAAAAAACCTAAAACTCAAAAAGGTATTGACGCTAATAAGCAAAAGACAAGGGCTTACATTGACTTGTGCCATGCTTATGGGACAGAAGCGCTTTGGAATAGTTGGTGCGAATTATTATCTACTAAAAGCAAAAGATGGGTTGACGGCAACCATGTTTCGGAAGTACACTACACCTATCTAACGGGCAAATAAACTTATAACAAGTTACAACTAAAGGTGAATAATTATGACAGTATTAAAGCGAATTACAAAAGATATGGAACAACCTACGCTGGAAGACATGCAGGAGTTTGTTGACGGGCGCATTGAAATAGTGTATCTTTCTAATGGTGATCACTTAATAATCAATGAAGAGGGTCTGTTGGACGGGCTGGAGCCAAACACGGAAGCCACAGATATTTGGTGGTCAGATGTTGGGCTGGATAATGTACTGTCCTATGGCATGCCGCCATTGGTGGGTGATATACTTTTAATTGAAGAAGGGCTTAAGTAATATGATAGTATTTAATTATGCAAGTAAAAAAGAGCTTAAAGAAAATATTGGCAAGCCCATTGACTATATTGAGACTAGCTTATTTGGTGAAGAATACATACGAAATGGGGTAATGACGGGCGCGAATCGTCCACACATTACAGGAAAGGGACGCGAGTTTTTTGCGCGGGTTACTATGGTTGATGGTCTAATTAAAGGAGTAGAATAATGAATAGCGCAAAGCGTAGGCAGATGATCAAAGAGCAGGAGCGCGAATATCGCAGGGAGTTCTTGACAGATGTGTTCGGATGGTGTACCATCGCATCCTTAAGTTACTTAATGTGGGTTGGATTCTTTTGGATACTGTCCAACCCCATGTCCACTTGGTTTTAATAGGAGTTATAACATGTTACAAAAAAACTGGAATGGTAGTTGTGAGGATTGGTTGCATGGTGACGAGTATCTTGACGATGCAGATGATTATGCACCCATGGAGCAATGGGAAATTGACGAGGCAATCGCTGATATAAAGGGCGATGATAAATGGCTAGAGGAGCAGGAACAATGAGCTATGCACTAAAGTTTGAACCCAATTACCCTGAGTATTGCAACATCTATGACCGTATGCTCTGCCATACTTTGATCAGGGAGATACTGGACGCAGGGTATTCTGTGACTGTGAATGATGGTGAGGATGATTGTCTAGTGGAGTCTAAGGATTTTGCTGAGATACTGGAGGCCATGTCGCAATCAGGTGAGGATATAATTATTCCTTGTGATTCTGCTGGCGAGGGTGTCGGCTGGTTCTATCTGATCTATTGTAATGGCAGCGAGGGCGATCCAATGATATGCATGTCGGATATGACAGCCAACCCTATCTGTGAGGCTATAGATAAGAAGGTACAGCGTATACTAGAGGAGCAGGAGTTATGATGATATTTGGTAGAATGTTGAGCATAGAGTTGATTAATGGGTGCGGCTTGTTCCTTGAGTTTGCGGATAGCAGGGCAGTTTGGGTCAATAATAAAGAGACTGGCGAAACCTACGCCATGCCCTTTGAAGGTGTGCTGCTACACTTGCCCTTCATTCTGATCAGCTATGGTCGTGTATATGAGGAGGTGGAGCAGTGATTTTTTTAGTTGGTGTGGCTGTTGTTTTTATTGCATTTGTGGTGTGGCTGGTGTATGTTGGGATAACAGTAGAGGACTCTGCTTTAACTAATAAAACAAGCGAGGTAAAAAGTGAGCAAGATTAAAGAACACATGATAGGCTATGAGCCTAGCGATTGGATTGAACCCAAAGCACATGTCATGGTTGACGAGTTGATTGAGTATCAGGTATACTGCATGTCGTTATCTGAGTTGACATCCAGAGTGGCACAGCAGATGCGTGACGAATACTACAACAACCCCTATGGTGACATGGTAAGCAAACACAACGAGGTATTTCCCAATGAGTAGATGTAAAGCGTGTGATGTTATACTGAACGAGTACGAACTAAAAAGGATTGACCACCAAACAGGCCAGCATCTTGACCTGTGTAACGAATGCGCTGCACACTCTAACGATGCGGTCTTGGAGGAGGTCAACAAAGTATTTGATAGTTTAAGCAATGAAGAGCTTGACAGGCTGGTCAATGCTTGATATAATATTCAGGTATTAAAGGGAAATGTTTAGTATTAATCTTTAAAGTTTTAACCAAACGATACTTAAGTTGTAACAAGTTATAACTTAGTGTCAAACCACAACCTAGAAGGATAGTAATTATGGCAGTAGTAGAAGGTACAATAGCGTTTGAAAACCTAGACACCCACGAGATGTATCAGGGTCAATCCACTGGCAAGTATTCAGTTGTCATTAGCTTAGACGACCAGACCGCAGAGCAGTTGGCTGGTATGGGTGTCAAGCTACGCGAGTACGAGGGTACTAAGCAACGTAAGTTTAGTACAAAATATGATGTACCTGTGATGGATGCAGATGGTCAGCCCTTTGCTGGTCGCATTGGTCGCGGCTCTAAGGTACGTCTGCTGTGGGCAGAAGGTCAGCCCCATCCTGTACACGGAACGTCCACCTACCTTAACAAGATCAAGGTACTGGAAGTTGCAGAGCAGGAAGGTGGTGAGGACTTCTAATGACAGTTGAGTCAACCTTTGTCCGACATGAGCCATGCCCTGCGTGTGGCTCTAAGGATAACTTGGCTCGTTACTCTGATGGGCATGCCGTCTGCTTCACGGGCGGCTGTTCACATTACGAGCGAGGTGATGGTCAGGTTATCAGCATCCAACAGAAACCAGCGAGGTCATTAGAAATGACAGGAGTAATAGCTGCAATCCCCGACAGGCGTATCAACCAAGCCACAGCACAACGCTATGGTGTCACAGTTGAGTATGGCACAGACGGACAAATTGTAAAGCATCATTACCCGTACCACGACAAGGACACAGGTGCGGTGACAGGAACCAAGGTACGGATAGTAGAAAACAAATCGTTCTATGCGACAGGAGGCTTTGAGAATGCAGCGTTGTTCGGCCAGCAGGCGTTCAAGGGTGGCGGCAAATACATTACGATCACAGAGGGCGAGGCTGATGCACTGGCAGTCAACGAGATGTTTGACGGCAAGTGGCCTGTTGTCTCCATCAGATCAGGTGCAGCAGGTGCAACCAAAGACATCAAAGCAAACCTCGAATGGCTAGAGTCCTTTGAGAATGTAGTGATCTGCTTTGACAGCGACAAGGCAGGACAGGAGGCGGCACGTTCAGTGCTTGACCTGTTCACACCTAACAAGGCTAAGAATGTTGAGCTATCCATGAAGGATGCAGGCGACATGCTCAAGGCTCGTAAGGTGCAGGACTTTGTTAAGGAGTGGTGGAACGCTAAGGCATATCGTCCAGATGGTATCGTTGCAGGTAATGAAACGTGGGACATGATCATCAAGCAGTCCAACGTCAAGTCCATTGACTACCCGTGGTCTTGTCTTAACGAGTACACCCATGGCTTCCGTAGGCAGGAGCTTGTGACTATCACATCAGGCTCAGGCATGGGCAAGTCACAGATCGTCAGGGAGCTAGAGCATTACCTACTGGGTGCGACAGACGACAACATAGGTATCCTTGCGCTGGAGGAGGACATCCCCAAGACAGCGTTAGGCATCATGTCTATCGAGGCTAACAAGCAACTGCACTTGGACAAGACAGTAACTCAGGACGAGAAGAAGGGATACTGGGACAGGACGATGGGGTCAGGACGTATCTTTATGTTCGATCACTGGGGCAGTACAAATGAGGATAACTTGCTAGGACGCATACGCTACATGGCTAAGGGACTGGACTGCAAGTGGATTATCCTTGACCATCTCAGTATTGTTGTCAGTGATCAGGACAATGGAGACGAGCGTAAGGCTATCGACAGCATTATGACCAATCTCCGCAAGCTAGTGCAAGAGACAGGCGTGGGGTTGTTCCTTGTGTCACACCTACGCAGACCAAGTGGAGCCAAGGCGCATGAGGATGGCGGCAAGATCAGTCTGGGAGAACTCAGAGGTTCGGCGGCAATCGCGCAACTTAGCGACATAGTTCTGGGGTTAGAGCGAGATCAGCAACACGCTGACCCTGAGATACGGAACACTACCTGTGTGCGTGTGTTGAAGAATAGATTTGTTGGACTGACTGGCCCCGCATGTTACCTGTACTACGATAAGGAGTCTGGTCGCATGATCGAGACTAACTGTCCAGTACCGGATGATAAAGCGGAGTTCTAATGAAACAGTTTGTATTCGACATTGAAGCCAATGGTCTTAACCCTGACAAGGTATGGTGTATCTGTATGCGTGAGCTAGGTACAAATAATAAGTACACCATAAACCAAAGCGGTGTTGAGATAGGACGCTTCAATCAGTTTTTAGAGGAGCAGGGTGAGTGTGAGTTGATAGGTCACAACATCATTGACTATGACATACCTGTTTTGGAAAGACTGTTAGGTGCAGACTTTAGTAAGTGTAAAATTACTGATACGTTAGTCATGTCAAGACTAGCAAACCCACAGCGCGAAGGCGGTCACTCGCTGGAGAACTGGGGCAATATACTAGGACAACCAAAAGGAGAACACAGTGATTGGGATAACTTTTCGCAGGATATGGTGGACTACTGTTCACAAGATGTTGCAGTTAATGTCTTGGCTTACAAGAGATTGCTCACTGAACTTGATGGCTTTGGAAGCGAGAGCATTGATCTTGAGCATAGAGTACAAAGTATTATCTCGCAGCAAATCAAAGCAGGATGGAAGCTAGACCAAGAGAAAGCCTTTTTATTATTAGCAGAACTAAAGGAGAAGAAGTATGACCTTGAAGATGAAGTGTTACAAACTTTCAAACCGTTACCAACATTTGTCAAAGAGATTACCCCCAAGATTAAGAAAGATGGTACGCATTCGGTTGTTGGGCTTAAGTTTCTAGGCGAACAATGGACTACTGCGGTTGCACCCTTCAGCCGTCTTGACTACCCCGTGTTTAACTTGGGTTCACGACAGCAGATAGGACGTTACCTACAATACTTTGGCTGGAAGCCTAAGCAGTTCACTGAGACAGGACAGCCTATCGTTGACGAGGCAGTGCTAAGTAAAGTGGAAGGCATACCACAGGCATCTTTGATTGGCGAGTACCTGATGATACAGAAGCGTGTAGCACAGGTGCAGAGTTGGTTAGATGCAGTTAAGGATGATGGTAGAGTACACGGGTACGTCAATGCTTGTGGCGCTGTGACAGGCCGCATGACACACTCAAGCCCTAACATGGGACAGGTTCCAGCAGTCTACTCGCCTTACGGCAAGCAATGTAGAGATGTATGGACTGTACCAGAAGGGTACAAACTTGTGGGTTGTGACGCTAGTGGTTTAGAGTTACGCATGCTGGCCCATTACATGAATGACGAGGACTATACTAATGAAATTCTCAATGGAGATATTCACACGGCAAACCAGTTGGCTGCGGGCCTTGACACTAGAGATCAAGCAAAGACTTTTATATACGCTTTCCTTTATGGAGCAGGAGACTCCAAGGTCGGAAGTATCGTTGGAGGAACTAAGCGTGATGGTGCGAGACTTAAGGAAAAGTTCCTCTCAAATACGCCAGCTCTTAGAGAGTTACGAGAACGAGTTGGAGTGGCGGCTACAAGAGGCTATGTTCTTAGCTTGGATAGAAGACGGGTGTCAATACGATCCGAACACGCTGCACTGAACAGTCT